TTGGTTTCTTTGGCATAAATTACAACCCACGGAAATTCCACAAACCATTATAAACACGAACACGGTCAATCGAACCGTAGATTTCGGGTGCTTTGAGTTGGAGGGCATAGCGTGCCTCGATCAAAACGGTTTGGATGTCCATCGGAAATTGTTTGTTCACGGATGTCCCGGAGTCGGAATATGACATCATCGTTTTTCCCTCCAGCAATAATGATGCCGCCTTGTCTGCAATCGCTTCGATACGTTGCTGGGAAAGAATGAGGAAACATCCTGTTGCTTGTGCCATAACGCTACGCAGGAGTCAAAAACACATAGGCAGGACGCAACACCCTTGCGGATGAAGCGTTGCCATCTCCCACAACCCATAGCCCGAATTAAAAAGAGACGCAAATTGAGTGTGGCCAAGTGAGTCATCGTGTCAAGAGTCTGTCGGAGTTTCTTCTTCCGTTGATGGTGGTTCTTCATCAACAGGAAGTGATTTCCCGGTGAGTTTCCAAGCAAGAGCAGGAAGTATGCAAATGACTTCGCAGTCCCAGAAGTGATTGGCACGATCAGCAATTTGCTCCCAGATTGGCTTCCCACCGTTTGAAACCGTCCGTCTTTCAGAAATCATTTGTGCAACGTATTCTTCTGGAACATCGGCAGGTCTGGTGTGCTTGCCCCTTCGGATTAAAAAGGAAAGAGTATCTTTAAGTCGCAAGTTGGAAAAATAGAAACGCTTGGTTCTTTTGTTTCCAATCGCTTCAATCACCGGAGACGAATAAGGCCGCAACTCCGTTTTTATTCCCATCGGTGTGCGTATCTTCCACGGAAATTCGTTTCGCTGATCACCACGAGTCGCAACCCATCCGTTTGTAGCACAAGCCATCAGCACTTCGTCAACTTGGTCACCTGAATCAACAAAGACATTTGCAGGGTGAACGTTTGCTTTTTTGTGTATGTCAACAATTTCGTTCCACGCAAAACAGTATCCGCAACTGTGCATCCGTGAGCGTCCGTCACCGGAGAACATTCTGATCACCCAATAGAATCCACGCTTCTGAACGTCCACACCCATAAAACGCATAGGAACAAAGTCTGGTGCTTTCTTTGTCTCGTCCGTTAAAAGATTAAACGGTGTGGGTCGTCCACGAACGAACCCACCCTCTTCGCTCCAATCTTCTCCCATCTTGTATTCTCCAACCGATGATTCAAGGTTCACTTCATCGGCAAGTTCTTTGAATACATTTGCCAGACGCTTCTGAATAAAAATCCGCATCGGATCATCATCTCCATATTCATTCAGGGCTTCTTTTGCTTTCAAGAATAAGACACCGAGTTCACCCCACGACATCGTTGCGATTGAATTCCAATGGAGGCCAATGTGTCCGCTATTGATTGACGGTGCGGTGGCTACGAATTTGCCGTTTTTGTTTGCTTCGTATCGTGTCGCATTCGTGTCCGGTAGTCTGCACTTGCAGGATTTGCATTCGTATGTTGTCCCATTATTTACTTTAACCAAATCCCAATTTCCATTTGTTTTTGCATCTTCGGGAAATTTGATTTGCTCCCACACCCACGGCTGGACGGTTTTGCAATTTGGGCATTCAAAGTTCCAATCACGCTGATCCGTCTGTTCGTGAAGTTGATGGAATTCTTGACCCTCACGGCCGCCTTGCGACATAAAGATTCGCTTACCCATCCACCCAAAAGCGGTGACACGTGCTGACGCTTCGGCAAGGTGTGACTGCGGTGCAAGCCAGCATTCGTCTGCAATTACATAACGCAAAGACAAACGCTGGAGATTTGATTCGTTCCAAATACCACGGCAGTAAATTGTCATTCGGTCAAAGTCTGCGGTGGTGCTTCGTTCCATATCGTCCACCTTAAATCTTTCTTTTACTTCTTTGCAGTTATTCCATATCGGCCGCAAATAACGAATTGCAAAATCTTTCGCTTCGGGGTCTGTCGCTTGCAGAATCATCGCAGGGCCGGGTTGGTTTGCGATAATGTAACAACTGTAAAGTCTGGCGATTAAAGATTTACCAGATTGAATGCTGGCAAGAATTGTCAAAAGTTTTGTTTCCGGGTCGCTCGCAATTCGCAACGCTTCACCAACCCACGGAGTGCGATCAGAACGAAAAGGGCCGGGCATTGGGGAGTCTGGAATCGCTTCAATGTTTTTCTCCAACCATTCAACAATGTCACCGGAGAATGACGGACGCAAAATCCCACGACCAATTTGAATTAGTTCTTCCTTATTCATCCCTTGAAAGTTCTTTCCTGATTTTAACGCACCAAGCGTTAAGGGCTTTAACTGCTTTGGGTGGATTTTCGGGATTGCATTGTTCCGCAATTTCAAGTGAAACCTTATCCAATCGATTCAATACTTCACTTGCAAATGCCCTGATTGCTTCGGCCGCATCAATCGCACGAATGTATTCACCATTCATCACCGCAAGTCTGTCAGACTCCGCTTTTAATTTTGTGAGGGTGTTCACCGTCTTGTCATAAGATGCGTAGAGTTTCGATTGCTGGGGAGAACCTGCTTTGACCGCTTTGATGTATTCGTTTCGAGACACCTGAACCAAGAACCGTTGACGCTCAACAATCGAATCAAAAGTTTCAAGAACCGATGACGTTGCCGAAGTTGTTGGCTTCTGATCCGTTTGCGGTTCTTGTATTTCAGGCGAACCCTCCATCTTATAATTCGCTGGAGCAATCCCTGTTTCACCGTGTCTCTTTGCTCTCCAGCGTTCCGCAGACTCAAACGAATCAAGCGGCATCCCTTCGCTTACAAGTTGCGAGATGCGACCAGCAGACAACTCCCACCTTTCGGCAAGGTCTGATTGCTTAATGGACATCTAACGGTTTCAGATTCAAATCGTGGAGAGTCATATCACGCATCATTCTGGCCTGCGTCAGATCACTTGTTCCGAGAGAATACCTGACACGTTTTGATGTAAAGTCCGGCAGGTGAACCGTGTAGTGCATCCACCACAAGTCTCCGTTCTTCCAGAGATTGTGATTCTGATTTTTTGCGATTTGTTTCGGGCGGGTTACTTGTTTCATTTTGTTTGGGTTGGTTTTGGTGGAATTGGAAATGCAAATCCGTCAGATTCAAGGGTTGCAACCTTGCCTGTAAAGTCCTGCCAGCGTTTCACAATGACATCAACATACTTTGGGTCAAGTTCCATTATCATCGAGATTCTTCCCAGTTGCTCGCAGGCAATTGCGGTTGTTCCGCTTCCCCCAAAACTGTCAAGAACAACATCACCAATGCGGGAAGAATTTCCAATTAGATAAGCAAAAATCTCCGTTGGCTTCATCGTTGGATGCTCTCCATTCCTTGACGGCTTTTTGTATTCTAAAGTCGTAGTTTGCTTGCGATCACTTGACCAATAATGGCCAGCACCTTCCTTCCATCCGTATAAGCACGGTTCGTGTTTCCATTGGTAATCTTGCCGTCCCATTACCAAGACACTCTTTACCCAAATCAAGCACTGACGAACCTTCCATCCAATGTCTTGGCACGCACCACGGAAATTAAATCCTTCGGAGTCAGCGTGCCAAATGTAAAACACCGCACCCTCTTTCATATTGGCATCGGCAGACGCACAACAGTTTCTTAAAAATATTCTGAAATCTTCGTCCGTCTTTGAATCGTTTTGAATTGTTAAAGCGTCAGAAGTCTTGCCGACATAATTAACATTATACGGTGGATCAGTAATCCAAAGGTCTGCAAGTTTTCCGTTCATTAATTTTTTGACTTCTTCAACGCTGGTTGAATCTCCACACATCACCCGGTGCTGGCCAAGCAACCAAACGTCACCAAGTCTTGAGGAAGGTTGAAGCGGTGTTTCTGGAACGTCATCTTCGTCAGTCAGTCCTTCGGACGCTGATTTTGAAAGAAGTTCGGAAATCTCATCGGTATCAAATCCGACAAGTGAAACGTCAAACCCCTCCAATTCCAATTCCTGAATTTCAAGCGTGAGCATTGCTTCATCCCACCCGGCATTTAGTGCAAGTTTGTTGTCCGCAAGGATGTATGCTTTCACCTGCGTTGGTGTCAGGTGAGAAAGTGAAATGGTCGGCACTTCAGTTAGGCCAAGTTTTGTGGCGGCCGCTAATCTTCCGTGGCCAGCTATGACTGTAAAATCATCTTTAATCAAAATTGGATTGTTGAACCCAAATTCTTTAATGCTGGAAGCAATCTGCGAAACTTGCTGATCCGAGTGCGTGCGAGCGTTTCGTGCGTAAGGGATTAACTTCTCAACACTTACCATTTTTATTTCGGAAACAGGTTTCATTGTTTTCTTTTTTGTTTAGGGTTTGATTTTTTGGGTAAAATTGCACGATTTTTCCGAGGTCGCGACCACGCGGCGGTTTTTGACACTCTTTTAGGAGACTCCCTAATGGGGGTGGTGGTATTAATATTTTCCTTACGCAGTAGTGATGCGATGAACATCGTGTTGCACGCACCACTCGTCCGCATAAAGTGTGACGGATCTAAACCCAAACGTCTCAACAACTTTCGACAACGCAACGACACCGCCGCCTTGCTAATGTTGTGACGCTTCGCAAGCACGGTCATCATCGGTGGCTTACCCTCCCCCACCACAATGCGGATGATGTCAGCGTGCAGTCTCATCTCGACATCACTCGAACCATCCAACGCTTCCAACAAGAAGTGAAGTGTCGCACGCAACCTGATGCTTGCCAACTCAAGGTGCTTCAATCGTG